TTATCGGGCGTTACAACCATTCTACCAGATTTTGGCCCACTTGTACACCTGTACTGTCTAACAAACTTATCACCGTATCTGCGGAACTGTCTGTCTACGGTCTCTGCGAGTTGCATCAACTCACCATTATGTATAAACTCAGCTATCTCATTTAATATTGAATTAATGATCTTAACATCATCATCCGATAGGTCATTTTCTCTAAGTATTTTACGTAGTTCTTGTATGTCTTCAATTGAGGTCTCTATTTCATCAACTACAAACACCGCCTGTTCAGCAATTATCTGATTTTCCGTAATAACTGTCTCATTTAAAATCGAATCAATCTTCATATTGGTTACCTATTCCCGTTTTGATTGCCATCGGCTTGGTCATTAGCTGCAGCATCCGCTGCTTCCTGATCCTTTGATAGTTCATCATTCTTTTTATTCATCGTAGCATTATATCGTTCTTGACTACGAGCGGCATTCATTTTTATTCTAAGTTCACGCCCTGCCGCATTCTGTTGCTCTCGCTTAAACTTTATAGTAGCCTGATCGTCGGTAGGTTCTGCCCTATATTTTGTTGCGACTATTGACATTTGCCTACGTAATGATGCCGTGGTATCTGCGCTATCCAACTCCAAAAGGGTTGATTTAAACATTGGCGAAAACCCTTCACCTAACCCCCTTTTCTTTTTATAGTTGAACTTTGCTAGGTTTGCCATTTCCTTTGAGCGTTTTTCTTTATCTTTTTCTGCTTCCATTTCTGCCTGTGCTGAGACCATCTCTTCTTGTGATTTCATTTCATTCTTGGATGAACGTAGGGCCATCTCAGCCTGCTTAGCCCTAGCCTTCTCAGCCTCAGCTTCAGCCTGTGCAGTTTCCTTTTCATTCTGTGACTTAAGCATTCCAAGTACAGCTGTTAATAGGCTTTCTTTATCATTAGCCTCATCGAAGTCTGATCCAACTTCTTCGTCGCCCATACCTTCGTCATCACCCATGTCGCCCATACCTTCGTCATCACCCATGCCATCTTCATCGCCCATGCCATCTTCATCGCCCATACCCTCGTCATCACCCATGTCGCCCATACCCTCGTCATCACCCATACCCTCTGCTTCAGGTAGGCTATTACTTATATCGTCAGCATTGTATACTGCATCGGATGGGATTGTTGGGAATTGAACATCTACTATAGTAAATTGGTCTTTTAGCTCGTATAGCAATTCAGCCAAAGTCTTATTTTCACCTTTGCCAGTTTTTTTATACTCCAACACATCAGCAAGAACCATAGCAACAGAGCTTTCGAAGTCTTCGGCCTGTTGAAGTGGGATAGTTACCAACATCATGTTGCCGGTATCATCCTGCACACCATATGTTATTATATCTTTATCGTCATTTTCACCTTGCTGTTGTATATTTTTTAATCGCGAAGTTGCATCATCCAATTGGTATGGAAACCCAGCAGTCTCATTTATCTTTGATACTGACCCTGTAAGGTGCGGTGGTACTGGTTTAAATTGACCACGGTTAGCCACCTTCGCGTGGAACTTGACCATAAAGTCTTTAAGGGACAGTCGGCTCTGCATACCACCCAGCCTATTACTGGGAACCGTAGCAATAGAACCGGCTCCTGTTGATCCACCAGCTGCTGTTTCATTGACGTTTTTCATGTTTATCCTCAAATCTTTAGTTATATTTATAAGTATGATACTATGTTAGTTATTAATTAAACTGTTCTTTTTCAGTTAAAACCCGGAAGGTGATGCCATGCTGCATGCACCACCCTCTGGCCGCTTCCCATTTTAGTTGATTTTTCATATATGCTTGGTTCTCAAACATCTTTGTTTTAGGATTCTTAGACCTAGATGGCTTAGCCTGTTTAGCTGGTTTTATTTCGATCAATTCCCTGCATGTTTTCCCATCACTATATCTGATAAACTCCATGTATAAATCAGGGTAGTACTTTGCTGGCCTAACCCCACCGTTTGCGGTTGGCATGCTATAGAGTATGACTATTTCCTCAGACGACCATTTAATTACATTTGGGTTGCCATCACAGAATAGAAATGCTTCCAGTTCCCACGATGACCGATAGAATACCTTGTTAACATCCCCATCATACTTTTCAGGATTCCTAACGGTATAGTAATTTTGTTGCCAGCCCATTAAACTATCATCCAATGAATACGTCTAGTACAGGTGGGAGATCAACTTCCGGTTTAAAGTCTGTTATTTTAGGTAGGAACTCGTTGAGCAGTGATGTAGGTGTAAAGAACGCGCCCACTGTCTGTAGCACTGAAATGTCAGGTATAGTATCCAACCGTTTGTATTTGCGTATTAATCGTTCAGCATCTCGCCAGCGAGACAGTGCATCATTAAGAGTATAATCCTTTTGTATATTTTCTGGATCAACGTATGTGACTTTATTTCCTGCTGACTTTGGTGAGCTAATATATACGGAATCATACACAAACGTCATCATGAGTGTGCTAGCATCTGATTGTGACATGTCTAACTCATCTAATGTCATATTAACCATTTTGGGGTTTATGTACTGGTATTCAACATATTGTATATTTGCCGTGTCATATGCACTAGCTCCCCCCGCATCAGAACCAAGGTCTTGAGAAGCAACAGCATCCCCGTCTAACCTGTTAACCATTTGACTAAAAAACCAATGGCGTATAGTTATATCTGAAATTATACCAGACTCCTGACCACCCAGTAATGGGCCAAGGGAACCAGTACCACCCCTGACATTTGCACCATTTGCATCGGTTTGACCAAACCCAGTATTAAGTGCGCCGTCACTTTCAAGCCTCTCCCGTGTAGCCATTGTTTTGCTGACATTCGCAATTGGGCTTATACTTTTAATATACGTTTCAAATATATCATGCGCATGGTTAGCGACATCATCAAACATAGTCACATTCATTGTACCATAATCTACTTTTGTTGCTACTTTAGATCTATAGTTATAAAAATTCACATCTTGATATACGACTGTTGGGTTTGGCCTAGATGCCTGTTTTACAGCAAATGTCATCGGGGTGCTCATACGAACATCACCGTTTGATTTAAGGTAGTCGGCTGCGTTGTTCCTAAAATTAAAGGATACTGTATAATTAAATTTAAGCTTTGGGCGTTTAGCGGTTGCTAAGTCATCTTGAACGAACCCAGCCACGTCACCATCCACTCCATTGGGGAGGACATCTGCCCTTCTAGACAGGATAATATTCTTACCTTTATTTGTTGGTGTGGCCATATTTATCTCCCCATATAATAGTATTTATAAAAAAGGAAGGCTCGAATTACGAGCCTTCCTTTATACTTATTTTATACACCATACTATAGGTTATAAAATGAAACCAGCACCAGTAGAACCGGCACCACCAGTAGCCTTACCAGTGATCTTGTCTGGGTTGATGTTCTGACGGGCATGGTCAAATCGTAAAGTAATAGTAACTTTAAGAGTTTCTGATGCAGTGTAGTCCAAATCATTGTAATCAATGTTCTGTATATACGTGCCTTCTAATACCCAAGTTTCAACGATATTCGTTCCACCATCCAAAAGATCCATCTTAACAGCGAACTTGTAGTCCTGACCAGATGCAGCTGAAGTCAATCTTGGTGCTGCGTTCAAGCCTATGATGTTCTGTTGAAGTTCAAGTTGCTCCTGCAATGCTGAAGTTACGCCACCATTAAGGTCATCTTCAAACTGAATATCAAGAGTTTCAAATTCATGCTTACCAGCAATGTATACCTTTGAGTTATAACGATCAAGCACGATATCGGCAAACTGTAGTTTTGGTCTACCGGCAGTTATAGCGTTCAATCGCAATGGCTCGCTATCACCCGCCATGTTTTGGAAGGTTATTGCCCATTTGTGCTTTAGACGCGGTTGAGCGATCCCACCACCGTCAACACCTAAATCTGTAATTAATGCCATGTTGTATTTCTCCAATAAGAGTTTGTTTAATTATTTATCAGATGTGCACTTATTTTTTACATGTTTTGGGATGTATTGCATATAAATACATATACAATAAGGAGTTTTTTAATATGGGTAGTCTAAAAAGGTATATCGCAGAGTCTATTCTCAGTGAAAAGAATAACGTTGAGGCAAATGCTGACCTAATATATCAAAAAGTATTAGATGTTCTGGATCATGCCCACATTGATTTTAGTGACACTAAGATTGAATTCCACATAGGTAGGATCATTAAAAATAGCGATATCGACATTGATATGGTTATCCGTAGTGGTGAATCCGATAGTGTTAGGCTTGGTAAAAATAAACAAAAGGGTGATTATACTATAGTTGTTGATGTTACGTCTGACCTACCTCTTAGAAGTGAAATAGATGCATTCTTAGCTAAGGATAGGACTCGGGCACTAGCCATTAAAAGTATAATATCTAAGTACTTAAGTGACAAGTATTTGGAGAATGGTATTAATACTGTTCGTACAAAATATGAAGAGGATGCCAGCTACAATAAGGCATTTGAACATAAGTATGAGGCTATAATTTCAAAATTAAAAGATCTTATGGAAGAAGTCCAAGGTACTATAAGTGAGCTTAAAAGTGAAATGGATACTGAGGATACCGGTAAGCGTGAAACGTGCAAGCGTGCCATGAAGTCTGTAATTAAAGATTCTTTCGGTGATAACTTTAATGAATTTAAAAAGGTCGTTAATGGTATGATGACAGATGCGGGTGATCTTAGTAAAGAAAATAAAGAGAAGTTGTACAATAGGTTAGAAAGTTTTTATGATCAACGAATAAAACCTTTATTAGAGAAATAAAAAAAGGGGCCTAAGCCCCTTTTTTGTTTCCGCTATTTATCTTAGTTGATAATAGCATCAGTCCTTACAAGTCGTAAATCAACAAGTATAAACTCAACAGCCTTCACTGGCTTGATCGCTATATCAACAATCAATTCACTACGATCAAGAACATCAGGTGTGTTGTTTCCATCGTCAACCTGCGTTGCAAAGTCATACAATGCCCTTCGGCTAAGTAGTGATCCCAAGTAACTATCTGTTGCTGCCTTAACGTTCTGGCGAGTAAGGTCATCGTTTGGCTCAAACAAGAAGTCGAATAAGCTATGACGTAATTCGCGTCGAATATGTGCAGTCAGTCTAGAAACGTTAACACGGTCAAGTGCTGAGTTTGCAGATTGTGTAGTATTTTGTGACATTAAGACAATACTTCTATTTCTGACGCGTGCAAAGTAGTTGATGTCTACTGCGAACAACGTATCTTGTGTTCCTTTGTCAACGTTATTAACTACGAAAGTAGTAGCTGTTCCAAGGTTTCCATAAACATACCCAATATCATTCAAGTGTGATGCCGTACCACGGGTTGGACCAGCTGGGCCATACCACAGTTCAGTATCTCGGTCACTTATTGCATAAGTTCGCAATGCAGACGATGCAGCTGAAGTCATAATATTTACACCATCAGTGTTGCTAGATAAGCCATGTGGATAGTAATATGCAACCATGTTACTGAACACCTTGTTATCTTCCTGCCATTCAACTAGGCCATTTGGTCCAGTTGGTGCACGATTAAACGGTGTGTCTGCGATAACAAATACTTCATTATCTAGGTCATTAGTAAGCCTAACCAACTCATCTGTTGTTTCCCAATAACCAGCACATATTGCTAGATTGTAGTCATATCGATCAGACCTAAATAGGCTGTTTGGGTTATTGATTGCACCTTGCAGTTGAGTAACAATAGCTGCACGTCGTGCTGCATCATTTCCACCTAACGATGTTAGGTTTTTGAACTCAAGTGTGTTATCAAAATCTGCAGCACCGGCTAGTAGAACACCTTCACCTTCACTTGCAGTAAACTCTGTTGCGGAAACACTACCAGCACTCCAACCGTCAACTATAGATGTAAGCCCATCGTATGTGTCAACAATAGACGTGAAATCATCAGTATATATGTCAAGGGGTGATGGTCCTACTCCGTCAACCGGGGTTTCGAATGTGCTGAACAGGTTGGTGTTTGCGAACAATGCCGCAGTACCAGAGAACCCATCAGAGAGCACCTCAATTGAAGATGTTGCACCAGCTAGACCAGAGGTAATTCGGATACAACCAGAGATTATCTCAACAACTGTGCCCGCGTCTCCAGTTACACCTTGAATATCAGCTTCAATTTCAGATATAAGTTCAACAAAGGTTTGTGCATCTTGTCCAGCGATTGAAACGTTGAATGTGTTGCTACCACCGTTGTCAACTACAGCTACTTCAAATCCATAAAGAGTTGTGTCGTTATTAAGTCCAGTTACGTCTAGGCCAGTGATGTTACCACCTGTATCATCGTAACAGATGTCTTGGTATCCAGCAATATCAGTAGTATGATCTTGTAGGAAATCCAATTCAAATTGTGAAGAACTAAATGAATATGAGTCAAATACCTGAACCATAGCTTCGTCAACCAGTGTTTTTAGTTCAACGTTGGTTACCGTCTGCTTATAGCCGGGAGATGCAGGCACTAATCCATTTGCACTATTATATTCTTCAATATAATTTGTGATCAATGTGTTAAGCGTGTCGCCAGCTTCACTAACCTTTGCTGTCCACAGTGCCTTAACATTAGTGTAGGTATCATCTAAGTTTACGTTAGCACGAACAACATATGCAACATTGCCGATTTCTAGGAACTTGTTTAGTGCGTCAAGGCCATACTCGTTACGAGCATCACCATGGTGTGGTTGTCCAGCACTATCTACTAGGAAGTTTGGTGTTCCATATAATGCCAGTGATTGTGATAGACTAGTCACAGTCCTAATTACATTATTTTCATATGTACCTAGTGCTGGGGTTACTCCATCTGGTTGTGCTTTTTCATCAGCCGTAGCTATGAAAATTATTGGTACAGTTGATTGACGGCCCGGAACATAAAAGGACTCGTCTATTACTGATACTGCCACTCCGGGGCTTACTAATTTTGCCATGCTGATATCTCCTCATAAGTTATCGTTATTACTATTTATGACGAGTGTAACTGTTTCTTGTAAAATTGATTATATTATTGGGGTTTATCCCAATCTTCAGCAGAAATTATGAATGGGTCAATGCCACCATAGTTTATACTAGCAAAATCATTGGATGCCGCAACACGCAATTGTATCTCTTTGATTATTTCATTACGCAAATTAACAGGCGATGATAGGTACATCACATAACTAAACTGTATAGTGGATGATACTATTCTACTGTCTGTACCTGCTGGGTAATTCTCATCTAATGCTATACCCCGTAAGAATACATCTATAACACTTTGTTGGTTGCCGTATGCATCGGATACCTGTATCTGCAGTGAGGGGTTAAACAATAATAATATCTGTTCAAGTAACTGAAAATGGTGGTCAGTGTTAGATGTGTTTAGTGCCACTTCCATTTGTATTTCGTATGGGACTGGCTTAATCATAGAGTGTTGCTGTAAGTCGTCTGGTATGGACCCACCACGCTTTAACTTTATCTCTTTACGTTCTTGGCTTTGCCCAGCAAGCCTATCGGTGGCTAGGTCAATCCCCGTTATTTGGGCACTCATAATTGGAAGCCTCAATAACTTATTCTGTGTTTGTTCTGAAAAGATATGGGATACTACTCTATCCCTACTACCATACACGATAGGTACGGCTATAAGGTTACTTGCAGAGTTAAAATCATTTTTACCTGTGGAGACTTTTAGTCCAGTGAATATCGCCATGAACTGGATGATATGCTTTCTGAATTGCTCGTTGTAGTAATAGTTGCCTAATGTTGGTGTGTCCACGTTATGATCCTCATCCTTTATATATTGCGTTCGTGCCTTAGCCGGTTATAATATTGTAAATTCTAATTGGATTACTGGCCTATAATTCCAAGTATTAAACGCCCCGTCATTGACTACATATGCCCCCCCGTCATCAGTTTCATCCGAAAATGATAGCCCACCACTAACTGTTTCAATAGGCATCCTGCCAGTTGCATTCCAATTTACAGGGCATTGCCCCCAAGCCCACGCTATTGATAGGTTATTCCCCGGAGTCAAAGTAAATGGGGTATCTAGTATGAATTCCTTGTATTCCCCAGCAGTAAAGCTTTCTGGTGATGGGGTCTTTACTACAGTAAACCCAGAGCCAGATGTATTAGTAGTAATTCCCGAAGTGGTAAGTTTCATACCAATTCCGTAATCTGGGAGCGGTTGATAGAGTGGTTGTTCAGTTACTAGGAATCTCATTTTACTTATAACTAAATTGCTCGTGCCATTCGCCCCAAATGCCGCCCTCAATTCAGCCTCACTATACGTGGTTGTGATTATGGTTCTTCTATAATATATGTTTACTGGTGATGCGTCTTGGTTACCACTAACACCATCTGCCAACAGTATGTCACCTGACCACGTGATGTACACTGGGGTTGGGGTTGGGGTTATTGTTGGGGTTACTGATGCATTTACTGTCAGTGTTGGGGTTGGGGTTGGGGTTGCTGTCTGGGTAACAGTTTGCGTCGGTGTAACTGTTGGCGCAGCAAATAAGTATGATGAGACATTACTAATCATGTTGTTAAGGGAAGATGTAAAGTAGCCGTATGCGACAATCATATACCCCGCGTCTGATATGGCAACATCTTTACCAAAATCGTAAACATTTTTTAAATTACCACTAACATCATCATTAATATTGGCATATTCATGTAAAAATCGATAGTCTGCTTCCCCGGTTGATATGTTGATTAAATAACAGGCTCCCTTTATATCATTATCACCCTCCCTATTAGCGCCGACAATGATATGCGTACTGTTCATGTCAAGGGCAGCGCCGAACCTATCACCTATTGGCCCATTGCCGTATGCATCTGGGTTTACTATAGATCGTATTAATGCACCCGTGGATGGTTGGAAAAGGTGCACCTCACCTGAGAATGATTCCTTATCTTGAAGGGCAAATGGTATAGTGTTTGAATATGCTTGGCTTGCACCGATTGCCAAATAATCCCCCACCATCGACATACTTGTACCAAAAAGACTATACCCAGCATACCTTCCGGTAATCACGGGTTTTGTTAGGGTGGTTAGCAGTGCACCCGTAGTAACGTTGAATATGTAGCTTCTTGGTGTGAGGCGACCGATGGCTGGGGCACCACAGCATGCATAATTTCCTGATATTGCAACCGCGTACCCGAAGTGATCACTCGTAAATGTTGGGTTTAGTGTTTGTACTAATGCACCCGTAATTATATCAAAAATGTATGCCCTCCCAGTGTTGCTACTATATCCATATGAGCCGACTATCACATGTGTGTCGGAAACGTCAAAGCTGTTAGTAACTCCTCCAAAATTATACAAAGTGCCTTCTGGGTTTGTAATGGTTGTCACTGGTACTGTAGGGGTTCCACTAACCATGTCATATACAAATATCATTCGGTTGTTTACTGCGCTACGCCCACTTACAACAACATAATTATTATGGGCAGCAACAACTTCTCCAAATTCGAAATTACCAAGGGGGTTTGTAATTGTGTGTAATAAATCGCCAGTTATAGCATCACGAACAAACACTGTGTTAGTTTCATACTCACCGATAACTTGATAGGCATCTGACATTGCCACCGAAGAAATTTCGTAATTTGTAGATTCGACATCGTTCTCGTACAGTATTATCTGCTGTGCTAGTGGCGTAACGGTTGGTGTTGGTGTTGGTGTTGGTGAAATCGCAGCAAACCTATCAGAAAGATCATACACATGGACATGCCCTGCTTCCGTTCCAGCTTCAGAATTTCGATTATCTGATATTACAAATGTGTCGCCAATTGCAGCCATAGATTTTCCCAAGAAACCGTACCCAGTATCGTTCAGGTATGGTATTTGGGCAGCACCCGGCTGTGGTGTTTTGAATAAAAACGCACCAGTTGGCAAATCGTATACAAAAACCCACCCGCGTTGAGTTATTAGATCAATAAGTGGTAGTACTAATTTACCATTACTCATAACTCCTGTAGTGTTAATGGTATCATATCCTGTGGGTGGTACTATAGAATATAATAAGACATTACTCCCTATACCCACATCATATACACGGTCATTTATCAATACATAATTATTATATATTGTAAGATAGCGGCTAGCATACGGAACTGTGGTTAGTAGTGAAAGGTTAGTATCATATATTCTAGTTTCGGTATTATTGTAATTTATTGCAATTAAATTGCCGTGTATTACGACCCTATGTTTCGCGAGTTGGGTGATTTGGGTTAAAGTATCGTTTAGAACTGAATATCTATATGCCGCCCCATTTCTAGTTAGGCCCGAGTATTCAGACCGAACAATGAGGTTATCACCATAAAACGAAATGCTCCTGCCAAAGTAGATATTATTAGCAGATATGCCATCTGTTATAAACTTGAATGGTTCCGTCGGTGTGACACTATCCATATCATACAGATATACCCCACCTTTAAAGTTGTAATTACTAACAGTAAAAACCCTCATGTTTGGTGACCCGATAGCAATTATGTTATCACTAGATATTGCCACAGAAAAACCCCACAAGGCATCAGCATAAAGGGTTGACGACCCGGACACGTATATTACTCTGTCTTCTGGGTTTTCTAATGTGTGTACCAATTCTCTTGTTGTTGCATCAAATACATATACCATTCCCATTTTCTTAGATGGGAACTCTGCAGTCCCCTGCCCATATGCGCCAACAACTATATAGTTGGCATTAGCATCAATGGTTCTTACATCCTGTGCATCGTAGTTAGAACTATCCCCAAAACCATCACCACTAGAATTGCCATAAGTGTTTGGGTTTGCAATACTATCAATGGGGGGCAGGTACACTGTTGTTGGTGTTGGTGTTGGTGAAAGAACTACACCAGTGGGCGTAACAGTTGGTGTTACTGTTTGTGTTACCGTCGCTGTTGGTGTTACTGTTTGTGTTACCGTCGCTGTTGGTGTTACTGTTTGTGTTGGTGTTACTGTTTGTGTTGGTGTGAGTGCTACTGATGTAAGTAATATTCTTTCTTCTATATTAAGAAATATTGTTGTACTATTAACTATCTGGCCTACTCGCTGCAGAGATATCCTAGGTGATAAGCTCACACTTACTTCACCGTCCTTACCCACAAACACTGGCGATCCCGGATCATTTGTGAAGTTCCACATAGGGTTGCTTACATATCCACCAGTAACATAATTGCCAACGCCACCAGTAGGTATGCTATCTATGGCAATACCTATGCACGGTCCCGATGTTAGCACAACTGAAGATACCGCTCCAATATCATTATTTTCCCTAAACGATACTAATTGAAATTTATCTATGTACTGGACCGCACGTGCAATATGTTGTTCAACTTCTGATTTATATGAATTGTGTGGGCTGCTTGTTATGTTAATAGGTGATTCTGTAGTTAGTAGTGTGCCATTCTTACGAGTTAGTGGCCCAGTGTTATCAAACAACAAGTAACCTATTATTACATCTTCGTGTATTTCTACTTGGGTTCCAGTAGAGTATATTTCTAAACTAGTACCTGATGTTATTTTACCAGCAAATACTCGTATTTTCCTTACCCAATCATCGCCATCCCAAACAGACATATCAGTTGTTACTGTATCAAAGTAATGTTGGCCTATCCCAGCACTAGTTGGTTTTAGATTACCATATACCGGCTCTAGGGTTGTTGTGCCGAATGTTCTAATGCCAGTAGTGGTGGAGATATCCCAGTATAACCAATAGTCAGTCCCAACATCAAATGGTCCTGACCACGCACCACTAATGTTTTCATTTTCCACATGCAGGTAATTTGTGTCTTTATCTGCGAAGGTTAATTCTACTGGTAATAAATCGGTGAATAGGTCAACGAACCCACCTGAAAGCACAAGGTATGGTGGTGTTGTTTGATAGGATATTATCCCCTGCCTAAATGATATTAACATAATATGTTTGCATTATTATAATACTGATCCTAATTGTTGGTGTATTCATTTTGTGTTCCCTATTAGGTATATATTACACTGGTGACAGCTTCAACCTGAATACTGGTCGCCATGGCTCACTCCAATCAGCCGGGTCATCCACGGCAAATGTACCCGCAGTATCCAGACCATTTATATACATTATCCCGGCACCCGATGGTGTGTATCCAGTATTAGTCCAAGCTGTGGTGTCACCCCAAGCCCACGATACTACCAAATTGTTGCCTTCTGTCCACTGCAATGGGGTATCAAACGTGAACTCCTTAACAACTCCAGTAGTAAAGCTTTCAGGTGAGGGTGATTTTACTATTGTGAACGTGCCACCGTTTGTCCCTGAATTGTCAAGCGTTATATCATTTGTTGTTAGTTTCATACCAATCCCGTAATCAGGGAACGGTTGGTTATCTGGTTGTAGATCCACGTCAAACTCCATGCCCAGTATATTTACAGTAGTATTGCCACCAGTAATAGCCAACACTTCAGCAGAACTATATGTGGCTATTAATAGGTATCTATGATAAACATTACTATTGGGCATGGTATATATGTCACCTTGTGAAGCTGGCACAACAGTAGCTATTATATCCCCACTTAAGAACTCGTACACTGGTGTGGGTGTGGGTGTCACTGTCGGTGTTACGGATGCATTTACCGTTAACGTTGGTGTTGGTGTAAGCGTTGATGCTGGTGTTGGTGTTGGTGTTGCGATTACATGTCGATACACATATACCCTCCCTGTGCCGTCATTAAATGATGCATAGTTTTCACCATATGCCGTATTATATGCACCCACAACTGCATAATTTTCAGATATTGCTATACCGTGCCCAAAGTAATTAAATGCTGCGTACCCGTCAAAAGTAGTACCAACAACAACACCACCCGTAACAGGGTTGTCGTACTGGTATTTCAAATCTCCCGTTACTATGTCATATATGTATGCCTTGCCCACAGTTGAACCCTCAAGAGATTTCTGGGCTTCTGCGCCAACCATTAAGTTACTGCCATAAATTTTTATCGACGCGCCAAATCTGGCATTATATCCTTCACCCGCCGGGTTATTTATTGTGCGTGTCAACCCCCCCGTTGATGCATCATATAGGTAGACACTGCCTGATATTGTTTGTCCTTCTCGACTTGCAAATGGTGCGCCCACCGCAATAACATTACCTTCGATAGCCACGGACGCCCCAAAATAATCATAATTAAAGTATAATGCGGTGGAACTTGTTGGATTATCTAATGTGTATACCGGAATAGTCGGAGTCCCACTAGTGAGGTCATATATGTACGCTTTTCCATTCGTAATAGAAAAACCAGTTATAACAACATCTTCACTCTCTCGCATTGCACCAATAATTACACTATTCCCATCCATTGCAACACCTGAACCAAAATAATCATTAAGTGCTGTCCCATGAGCATTTGGGTTCTCGAACGTGTGTATTGGGGTGGTCGGTGTACCACCAGCCATGTCGTATATGTATGCCCTGCCCGTATTTGCGGCTGCACCATCAAATAGTGTGTCACCAACTATTAAAAATGCTCCACTTAACCCAATCCCGCGAGATGGTTGACCATACACACTCAAGTTGCTGCCAGCAACATTAAATGTAAATAGTAGTGCCCTTGTTGATGCGTTATATGCATACACATTAGTTTCTGACCTAATTATTAGGTAATTTGCGTTCATCTCCAAGCTCATACCAAATTCATCGGTTGATGCCAGTGGGTTGCTTATTGTTTCTAATAAAGTACCGGTCAATATGTCATATACATATACTTCCCCGTTGTTGTTATTGTACGCAGGTGCCCCCACACATAACAAGTCACCGTATAATGCGATAGCGTACCCGTAAAATAAGTCTGTAGGTGCGGCATATGGGTTATTCAAAGTATAGCTGTACGAATTATATGAAGCAGTCGGTGTTGGTGTTACCGTATTTGTGGTTGCCGGTGTGTATGCTGGCACGTTTGAAACTGTTAATATGTTGTATATGTATGATGCCCCACCATATTGAGAAAGTGTGTTGTTTGATTCATATGGTGCACCTACTATAACAGTTTCATTGGATATGCTTACACTAAACCCAAACCACGATTGGTTTGCATCCCCTGTTCCGGGGTAATCGAATGTGTACTCCAACAGCCCAGTTGTAACATTAATTAAATATGCCATGCCATATATGTTGCCCTCAGTTGCACCAACGACTGCGTAATTCCCACTAAGGCTAACACTCGACCCAAATTCACCACCTGTGGTGTTATTGTAACTTGGGATGGAGTATGTTAATGTTGGGGTTCCACTAGTGAGGTCATATATGTATATTGCACCCACCTTGGCGGCAAGTGCATTAACTTCATCCGGTGCACCAACAATAAGATAGTTTCCATCAATTGCAACCGCGTTTCCAAATCTATCACCAACTAATGTGCCATTAACAGTTGTACCATTAAGGTTTGGATTTAATATCGTGTGTGTTGGCGTTGCGGGTGTCGTTCCTAGCATATCATACACATACACCACACCACCATTGTCCTCATATGGTGCCCCCACTATTGCATATCTACCACTTGCGGCAACAGCAAACCCAAAATTATCAAAGGCTGTAAGGCCGTATGGGTTTGGGTTCACTAGAGTGTGTAATAATGTTCCGGTGCTGGCGCTGTACACATATGCCTCACCATCGTTAAAGTCACCAACCCTATAAGCCCCTATAACACAATAATCGTCACTCAATGCTACTGCCGAACCAAAGGCTTCACTAGCTGTGTCCAAATTTGGATTCCTGAGTGTGAGTGTGACTTCACCAGTGCCAACGTCAAACATGTATACCACACCAGCACCTCTACTAGCCTCAGTCTCTTCATCTATTGCTGAGATTAATGCGCGATTCCCATGCATTGCAACTGCTGCGCCAAACTCGTCACCCTCCGAGAAACTGTAATCGTTTGGGTTGTATAGTGTCCGAATAACATCGCCACTATTTACATTTATAATATATGCTATTCCGTTGTCGCTGGCAAAGTCCTCTGTCCCAACGTAAGATTCCTTTGGAGCACCAACGATGGCATAGTTCCCCCATGTTGAAACAGTATACCCAAATGAATCATTATTACTAAACCAATGTGGATTGGGGTCTATTATTGAATGCCGTAGTACTGGAAGTGATACGCCCGTGGGACTTGGAGTTAATGTTGTGGTTGGCGTATATGTTGGAGTTAATGTCGGTGTTAATGTTGGTGCAGCTGTTAGGGTTGGGGTTACCGTTCCAGTTGCAGTTGGGGTTGGTGTTACCGTTCCAGTTGCTGTTGGTGTTGGTGTTAGTGATATAACTGGTGCATTTATTTTTAACCTATCACGGATATCTAGGAATATTGTATTCGGTGTAACAACCTTTCCCACAATTTGAATTGATGTGTTATCTGGAACATCTGTAGTTATCTCACCTGAAAGCCCAACAAACAATAATGTACCGGCTGGCTTAGAAAAATTCCAAGCACCATTGTAAATGTGCCCACTTGTTGCAAATTTATTAATATCATCCTTCATTATATCGTTTACAGAAACACCCACACATTGACCATTCACAATATCAATATAAGATGCCACACCTAACTTGGATGGTCCTTTCCATGTTACCGCGTGAAATTTTGGAATATTTTCAATAGCCTTAGCCTTTATCTGGAACTGTTCAAGCTTAAATGAGTTTGAAGGATTTTCCGAAGAATGTACTATAGTTTCAGATGTTAGGAAAGAACCATACGACCTCATTACGGGTTCATCGTTAACATCAAATATTATCTCACCAGCCTTCCGTGTTTGGTTTAGTTTTATCTGAGAACCAACATCTAATATAGCTATCTTCCCTGCTAATATGTTGGATGTAAATACTCTTATTCTTTCTTTCCAGTATGAACCAGTCCACACTAACATCTTATTAATTGTTGTGTCAAAGAAGTGTTGATCTTTACTTGGCTTGGTTGGTTGTGTTCGTCCGAAGGTTGGTTCAAGTGTGGTCTTACCAAATGTTCGCACAGCAGTAGTAGTATCTATATCAACATATAACCAATAATTTGATGTTCTTGAAAAAGGCCCAACCCATGCATTCGCTACAGTCTCAAGTTCGGTATGTAAATAATCGGTTACACCGTGGGCCAGAGTAAATATGGTAGGCGAAGAATCCGCATTAAGGTTAACATTCCCATTGGAGAGTGCTATAAACCTAATGGACTCTTGCTTTGATACTATACCTTGTCGTATTGTTGTAAGCATTACACTTTATACTCATAATTATTTAACATATGGGTATTTATAGTCTATGGTTTTCTTTGCTAATCAACAACTCCACAACCATTACCACCAATGCCTTTATATACCAAGAAGTTTACCCTACCTGCCGTTGGAACCCCAAATTTAACAGTAAACGTATTGCCATCATTTATTACTACTCCATCGGGGTCTACTAAAATATCATTAACAAATACTTGCATAACGATTAACATGGTGTCATTATTGTGAGTCACAACCCAATCGGTGAGTGATGTGAATATTTCAGAATATGGGCACATTGTCGATTCTTTGGGATCAAGTAATATACTCTCACCAGTGATCACATTCTTGTATAATTGTTTAAGGTCCATATTAATCCTAATAGTATATTATATTTATGCTGGGAACCCAGTTGGTGATGGTGTTGGGGTTACCACTACACCCGATGGTGTCGGGGTAATTGTCATTGCTGGAGTTACTGTTGGTGTTACGGTTGGTGTTACTGTTGCGTAGTTATCCAGTATGATAAGTTGTGGTTGAATATCAATAAAAATTATATTAGGTGACACTACATGTCCTAACTTTTGAATAGATCCACCTGTTGGGATGGTAGTAGTAAGCTCACCATCTGCCCCGCAGTATATATGGGCCAATGGTTTGTCAGTGAAATTAAATAAATCTCTATTCTCTATATATCCAAAAGTTATAAGAGGTGTTGTGTTTCCACCATTAACAAGGTTTTCAGTTATACCAACCACCTCAGATGTTATTATAAAGTTTGATGCTAATTTGATAGTATTTTGACCACTCATAATCACAGCACGGTACTTTGGTATGGTAGTGTCTGCAACCAGCCCATTGTCTAACCTATCAAACTTTACATTACTGATTTGGCCAACATCTTGAATCCCATCACCAGTTTCCGTAACAAATACGAAGTTGCCATCTGACAATTCTTTAACTACTGGCTTTCCGTCTCTAAAGAACCTTATCGGATGCGCATAGTAATTTCCTATGCTATCTATTTGTGAATTTGCACCTAACATTGCTATGTTAGTCCCAGATACTGACCCAGAAAAAACTCGTATCTTTTTAGTCCAGACGCCCCCATTCCACACCAACATTCGGTTTTCAACTTTATTAAAAAAGTGTTGATCTATTTCTGGTGTCGTTGGTAATGTATTGCCGTATGTTGGCTCTAGGAGTGTAGTACCATATGATACTCTACCAGTAGCTTGATCTATATCCCAGTACAAATACTGTGTACTACTACCAAACGGGCCTTTCCATGCAGACTCAACAGTTGCTGGCTCCTTCACATGATAGTTTACCGTACCATGTGATATTATCAACCCAATTGTATCCACTATAACCAAATCAATATTACCAGCACTGTTTAATGATAAGTATCTTTTAGATCTACTTGTCAGAAAAATACCCTGTAAAATACTAAACTTCATACTATGTCCCAGAAGTTGGAGTAGGTGTGGGTTCTGGTGTTGAAGAAACCACTGGAGTATTTGCTGGTGTTGCCGACGGTAATGGTGTGGACGCACTTGAGCTTCCCGGAGTAGCGTTTGGTGTCAGGGTGGGCGTCGGTGTCACATTAGGTGTAAGTGTCGGTGTCGGTGTCACATCAACGGCTGAGGTGGCACTGGGGCTAACATCTATAGTCGGGGTTGGTGTTAGTACTGGTGAAGACACATCCGGTACAACATCTACCAACGCACCACCATCATACTCAAAACCCAATATAGACTCAACGACCGCATTCCATAGGGTTACGTCAATTTTATCAAATTGTCTTTCCCTGAACATTTTCCATTCGGTATGTACATTTTTTCGGTTTAGTTCAGATATATTAGGACTATCTAGCCTATCACGTAAACTGAAATCCTTAGTGAACCTCAGTGTATAAGTGTCCTCAGTGGGAACAGTGCCACCAATACCCTTGACAACTAACCTAGTATATGCATATGGGAATTCGTATGACAAGTTAAGAACATCTGATGAGATGGATGCACTTATGTCGGTTAGCTTATCAGGTATCATGTACGGTGTTGGTATATTTCCCAAACCCTTATTGATTGTGAATAATGTGGTCTTGCTTGAAGTACCACCCAATACTGGAATGGTAGCTAACCGACCACTTACCCAAAAATAATAATTTGGAACATTATTGCCAGTTATAGGGTCAACCTTATTCACTGTAACGTAAGGTGAATCATACTTATATTCAAATGCTGTTATTTGTGTAGGTGTGGGTTCCACTGCTAAATTAACTACATGTATTGTCTTTGCAGAAGTACCAGCAACAAAAACCGCAAATGCAGCAAATGTAGTATTATTAAAAGTGCCTGTACTATAAAAAACGGAGTCAACATACACACTCACATCTTTAGTGGTAGGCAACCCTGCCGCAGTAAATGATGATGTTGTGACTAGTTCCGCAATAAATGGAACTATCTGGTCGCGAGTGTTTGTGGCTCCCGTAAGAATCTCCTCCCAAGTTTGTATTGGGTACGTTGAAGTATTAACATACAGTAATTTACGTGATGTTCCAGTTTTCCTGTCATCTATGGCTGTCGCCCCAGACTGCCCTTCTAGCTGAGCAAACCTATCGTACTCTGTAGGTATAACGTCAGACTCTACCCATTGGTATGTTTGTATCTTACCATACGGTGACAGCTTGCCCCAATTGCTCATACGGGCGTTAACATCCGGTTGAATGAAGATGTCATCGAAAGGTAGGTAATATTCGTATGTTATATCAAACCACACCTTATCATTAAACCTACTATCCCACAAATTTGTTGTGTAGTTTGCGGGGTCGGTGCTTGACCTATAATCAACACCATATATTGCAGTAGAATAATATTGTTGGCGTGCTGGGTTCCATATCGGAACTTCACTCACTACATACTTAGCCTTTCTATTAATTATTTTTGCAGGACTTTCAGCATCATAACTATAAGTTAATGTTGAAACATTAATTGATGTGAGTGTTGTTGGGTCAGTAATAAACTTAATCAATTTATTAGTAATAAATTGATAGCCAACCCCAGCCACCAGTTCCACACGAACAGTCGGTGGTCCTGCGGATACCTGATGTGTTATGATAGCACCATCTGCAGGTTCAGTTAGTTGAATATAATAGTTACCATTAATGAGGTCAGCTGATACACCCTCTAACCTTTCGGCTACCCTTGCGTTCAAGTAAAACCTGTTACGCGGGTGCATCTTTTCCAATTGATCGGGCTGCTCAAACCACCTAGTGCTATCGGTCAAATCAATAGCAGCGGTTGCATTAAATAAGTCAGAGTTATCTGATGTTCCCAGAGGTTCAATGAAATCTAACCTGAGTTCCTTTCGTGAAACTTCACGTGAAAACAGCTTAAGTTCGGGGTATGTTTTTAATTTAGAATCACCATAGGTGCCAAGCTTGTACGCCCAAAACTCATCTATATCCAAGTTACTGTATTGCTTCTGGTTAGCGAAAGCATTCGCTGCGAAATTTGTGCCCTTTTTCTGTATAAGGCCACGGTAGAATGTAAATTGACTTTTATCAGTTAACCCGATGTCATCACCATAATCATACGGCCCAGCGTACCCCAATGCTGCCCTAACACTCTTAGTAATATCATCACCTTCCCTAGAACCATATGCACTATACGCATATCTCAACGATTCAATTGCAGACTCCATGTTCTGAACCTGAGACTCGCCCAATATAACATCACCTCCAACGTTTGGTCGTAATGTAAAACCATCCTGTCTATCAAACTCTAAAGTGAAACGTAGTGTGTTTATTCCAAGGAAACTATCGTATATTAATATGCCACCACTGCTCACATTTTCAAATTGCAACACATGCTCATACCCATCAACGAATACGTGCATACCTGCAATATTAACAATGGGTGCTGACCCCGTTATATTTTTAGTAACCCTATCCCCGGTTAAGTGTATCCTAGTTCTTAAGTCCCGACGGGATACGATTAAGTCACTGTTTGATATTGCTATGTTGTCAGAACCATACACTCTTTGGTTGGTTATGACATCTAAGTTATTACCAGCTACCATATTAGATATTATTCCAGTATCTGTATCAACCATTACTGATTGCTTATGTGGGTTTAGTTCGATTGATGGCAATGCTTTATTACTCTTAGCCAGTGTTACGACAGTTACCCCCGTCCCGTTATCTGAGAACTTGATTGGTTTACCGTTACGTGCGTCTGTTTGTGATCCAGCCAATTGAAATGTGCCAATACCAACACCTTGGATGATATAATAAGGTACTGTGCTAACTATTGGGTTTTCAAGTTCAGCAGGTAATGTCCCACCAACACTTGACAGTGTTACCTTAGTTCCCGTGTTCCATGTTATAGCATATTCACTGGTAAATGCATTACTTGGGGCATTTGGTGTTACACTATATTGTTCAGAGTTCTCTTCATTTATTGTTCTACTGTTGTATAAAAACTCAATTAGCTCTTCAGTTTCTAACTGCCAAGTATATGCCCTGCCAGTAGAAACATCTCTATTAGTACCATCAGTATCATCATATACAAAGCCTATACTTTCCAAGTAGCTCCTATACCCATTTATAAAATCTATCATATTTTGTATGCCAGATATTGTTGTTGGTGTTGGGTATGAATATACTACTCTATCATCTACATAGTGCTGTTTCCAATACGCTAATACTTTCCGTGCACCAAAAGCTGTGAATGTGTTTTGTATTCTGCCAATATAGTTTTGGTTTAGTGGTACTGTAGTTGGTGTTATTATGTCAGTACCAGCAACCGCACCCTCGCGAGTAGTTGATAATCTAAATTCCCTACCATTATCTCGAATCAAATAGTATAGGCTTGTAGTGTTAAATGGTGCAGATATCATCCCGTTGGATGTCCAATTCAACCCGACACCAGTTGTCCACTGCTCTGGTAAATCAACGGCAGCAGTTGGCTCAATTGACCCGTCTATTATAGTGTTACCTATGATTATACCACCATCTATCTCTATTCGTGTTAGCTTCGTTGATGCATTATACGCTGATGCACTAACAGTGTATGTGCCGTTCAAGTTAGTTGAATTAACAATATCAAACGTGCTCCCAGCTGAAAAATATTTAGACAAATCATCACTCACATATAATACTTTATCAAATGTTGTTGGGTTAAATGAATTTCCCGTAGTCCCAAGGAAATTAGAGCTAGCTGTTGAAAATAAATCAACGTCAACTATGGTTGAAAACGTTAACCCACCTATAGTATCACTAGCTATGGTCAAGTTACCACCAGATAGGTATGCTGTACCGTATACCCCAAGTTGAATATTGATAACTGCAAGTAACTCAGAGAAGGTCTGTGCAGCACTCCCAGTTACTGACAGGTTAACTACGTCCACACCATCGAAAGTTACTGTCGCAGTGTATACCGTTGCGTCATTTGCCAACTCGGTTGCTGTCGCACCAACCAATGATTCTGAATATTGCACCACATCAAAGCCAAAACTATCACTTATTTCTGCAGAGTCAATAGTAAAGCTAAATGTTCGGAGTATGTTACTTCCCGACTCTATACTAACTGGATAGTTTTGAACACCATGTGCCTCTATGGGTTTTCCAATTGGCGATGTATTGCTAAATTCTACGGTCCAATCAAGCCCAGCTTCAAATTCAGTGGCATACCTAGATGGTGAAGATACTGACGTTGCAACTAGAGCATCAAGCCACATATCACGTATGCCAGATGCTTTTTTAAACAATACACCGTAATCTTTGGTGGTAACATCAAATAAATCTGATCCTATTTTAAAGTTTTGTGTATCTATAAATGCACCAAATTGGTATGTTAGTGGCGCTTCCCAACCGGTCCACATTTGCCTAAACTCTGAAGATACACCATCAAAGCCACTATACCTATTGAAATGAACATACCATTGATTTATGCCATTAGATTTAAATGTCTGGTTCGTGTTATACACCTCACCATGGAATAAAATATTATCGTGGCTTGATACTTTATTTGTTGTATCGTCCAATTGTAGTGCAGCAACATCAATTAAATCTTTGCCGAAGGATTGGTTCATAAATCGTAATGGTTGGATTTTGAACGCCACTATCATATCGTCATATATTTTGTTATTCGATACAGACCATTTCCACTCATCTGGGCCAAGCTGCCCGAAAGAAAAACCAGCATTGGGGGTTACGATAAACTCCTGCAACTTCGCGTCGTATGGTGTCCTGACTGCAACATTTGCTGAATTGTTACTATTCCAATAGGGTGGTAGTATCCCATCGGGAGTGTAACCATCTAGCGTATTCGTTGCTTCAATATTTACTGGTAAATATGTAAACAATTGTGTTATTTGACCAGCCACACCTGTACCAAACAAACCATTTGGTGCAGGGTTACCACTTGGAATTGTACCGTCTAGGATGTTAGCCCACATTACAGCTAACCAAGTTCTTGTTAAACTTACATCAAGGTATTCAGCATCCCACCATGACGGTTTGCTAGTGTATCCCTGTAAAACCCAAGGCTCTAAGTGTGGGTATGGCGTCCCGTATAAGTTTTCATATAGTGCCTGCCATGACGCATATGTGTTTGTGGTTGGAGATCCAGTTATTGGGCCTGTTGATATACCCGTATAAGCATAGTTCCATGTGAATGTGTCATTTTGAACGTAAGTTGTATTCAAGTACGGTATTTGGATGTGGTTCTGTAAAAGATACACTGAAAACTGTTCTTGTATTTTAGCAGCATACTCTTCATCATTTTTTACAATATCAAAGTCAAACTTACTTACGAAGTTGTTTGGTAATAGACTATCATCAAGCACGCTATATAATGCAGTCTCGATGTTTAATATCACTTCAGCGTACATATCGTACACATCTACCTCTTCCCATACCGCAATATTAGAATACATGTATAGTTTTCGTGTTTTTGTAGTAGTGTTTGATCTTACAACAAAATCACCCGTAGCCACAGCATTACCATTAATTGTAGTTGGAAATGCGTCCCCTTCTGATGCCACTGTTTGTGTTTCGCTGTTAGTATCTGCACTGGCTAATATTCTACTAAATATTGCTGAAACTATCGCTGGGTTTGAAACTATTGTTTTCCTATGTCCGTCGTGGTGGACTACTTGTCGAAGCCCACGTATGTTATCATTAATGATATATGGTTGTACTTTTGGAGCTAACCCAAAGAAAGGTGCAGTTGCTATCCAGTTCTTCACGCCCTCATTTGTGTCTTCGTTATATGTTGTACTATCACCAAACCATTGGTCAAGCCTATCATTCTTCTCAAAGTTGTCTTTTACTTCTTCATTAATATATGAAACTAAGTCAATATAGTTTGTGGCACCACCCTGTGATAGATACGTTACTATATTTTCCTCTAGTATTTCAAACAAGTTTGCTTGCAAGCTTGCATACCTCTGACGGGCAAAGTATATTAAGTCTATCGGGTTTATGTTATTAACAAACATAGCGGACAGTAGTGTATCAAAGCCATCGTTATGCTCTTTAATTCTACCACCAAGCCCATAGTTTGGTATTCCAGTTAGCCTGTACATATTGCTAACACCACCACTAATACCCTGTGCATATTGGCTATTGGTGATTGTTGTGAAGTGCCTGAATATTTCAGTTAATTTAATAGTTTCCCGGTTATCGTGTTTTGGATTGAAAAACAACTGGTTTGGTATTTCCCACAGACCATCTTCCAACCTAGGAACGTATTGCTCATTGTACAGTCCTTTCTTCCATATAGACTGATACTCTTCACCAAATTCCCCACGGTCATAGTAGAGATATAGTTCACCAGTTTCACTACCTATCAAGTCCTGACTGAATGTATAATTTTGTGTAGCAGCATCGTAATCTACTCGTTGATCTATATTCGGAAGGTACTCACCCGTAACAGAGTTTGTAAATTTAAATAAATTACTTGCTTTTCTTAGTGGCTCATTGTTAACATTATAGATGCTGAACCACGGGTATTGTGACCTATCGTCCTTGGTTTGCTCAATATAGCGTATATCAACTAGGTTGAATAGCTCTGGCCCGTTGGGTGTGTTTACGTACACTGCACGCTTACCGATCTCATCCAATGCATACTCCCCAAGTTCGGCACGAACAACATCATCACTTGTTATTGTGATGCTGTCGTCAAATATAATAGAACCCACAAAGTTGGTGGCTGCTGGTGCAGCAATGTCTATGAAATTCCCATATTGGCGTACACCGTTTATGTAAACCCGTAAATCACCTTCCTGAAAATCCTCAAACAGGCACAGGTCATGTAGTGATTCGTCAAAGGTAATAACAACTCCACCAGTTTGACTACCAGTCAATAGTTTGAACTCTTGGAACATCAAGCCCAACTTAGTCTGAAACGTCCCATCGGTCCACGTATCTATTACCCCATCTAACATTGGGTTTTTTGTTGGTGAGATGCTAGATGCTGATATGTCTTCTATTCCCTCAAACTGCCAATGTTCGGTTTCAAATGATATCCATTGGTCACCAACAGCAGTATACTTTGGCGCTACATGCCCACCAATCGGCACTATTGCTACACTATTAACATTACCTGCAAGGTATACTTTTGTGATGAACCTAGATGTTGGTGTCGGTTGCACATATTCTGATGACGCCACAGTATAATCTCCAGTGTTGATCCCGAAGTCAACCAATTGTATTTCATCGCCAGCAACCAAAGATGGTGTAAGGTTTCCAAACTTAGAATCAAATACTAATATATTCAGTGCTTCAAAACTCAATTCGCCCCCACCTGAAGTTATTCTAGTATCTATTAGCTCAAATAGGCTAGGCTCTACGGTGGTAGGTGTGTATGAAAATAAATCACTATCTCTATACTTCCAAGATTTATCTGCAAATGAATGTTTTGATAGCTCCACGTATGGGAAGTATTCTATGATTGGGTTTTGTGCTCTGGATTTCCCAGTGAACGTGTTAATATCATTCCGGTGAACCCACTTATTTTGATCTACCCAATCGTTACGTTGAGTTAGGTCTACGAGGTGTGTGTTGTGTGTGTTGTCCGCAAGGTAACTGAAGTTCTGAACCTTCACGTCCCAAATAGCACCATCCCACTGCCTAAGTTGGTTATTTACAGTATCAAACCAATACTCACGTAGATCCTTCGCGGTGAAGCTAGTGTCAGATTCTATGTCAGACAACAGCCTTGGCCTAATTAATGAATATGTGATTTGGTTTTGCGTAAAAAAATCTGAATCCAATTGAACAACATCCGACGTTACTAAGTTGGTTATCGAATAGTCTCCATCAAATCCAGTGCCAGTGATTCTAATTTTATCACTAAGTTTATAGTTA